CCGTATCAGCGAACCCATAATATTGTTGATGGTCCAGGACAGCCTCTATTTGTGATAGCGTGGGGTATATTAATAATGTTAAATAGCAATAGATAAAAAACGGCGTTTTAAATCTTCAAGGGTGTAATGGGATGGTTTAATTTATCAGCTATTGTAACAACATCTAGTTTAATTTTTTATAACATGGCAAGAAAAGGTGCCTTAAAAGTTCACCCACATATTGCAAAGGTTATATCGATTGGTCTTATATTAGTATCCACGTTTTATATGCTATACTCGTTATCACCTTATTATAGTAGAATGACTTATTTATCAGCTACATGTAATAAATTAAAGAATTGTCCTGATGAACAAACCGAACATATTACAAGAATAAAAAATACTTACTTATTATCTGGAATAATTACCTCAATTATTCAACTTATTATAACATATGTGATCATTGTAACTGTTTAATCTGTCTACATATATACAATTATCGTCAATAACCGGACAATATATTTCGGGCTCTACAGTAATATCCATAATTAACAATAATATTATTCAATTTTATTATTGTTAATATTATTCAATTTTATTATGTATCTTGGTATTAATATTAAAGGCAAGTGGTCTGAAAAATAATACTTGTTACTAAGTAAGGGTCACAATTAGAACTAGGTCGTCTGTCTTCAAAATAACCCTTCCCATTTTTTATAGTATCAGCACCCCGTCTAATAGATGCACCACGATTTCCATTTCCATCAGTAAATTTGTCATACGATGCTGTTTCATGTTCTCCTGTCATTCGTTCTTCATTTCCAGAACCATAAACCTTCATATGTTCGTCGTGTTTTTCCGACATTTTTACAATAGCCTCATTAATATACTCTAGTCCTGTTTTATTCTCAGTCCCTTCCCTCATATTTACTGTGCTAAAATTGGTATGGCAACCAGAACCATTCCAGTCCCCTTTTAAAGGTTTGGGTTCAAAATTGACATTTACATTATGTATCTCTCCAATTCTTAGTAGAATATATCTTGCCATTAGAAGATGATCACCCGCATCAATACCAGTACAAGGACCTACTTGAAATTCCCATTGTCCAGGAGCAACCTCGGCATTAATTCCAGAAAGTTTAACACCACTTTCTAGACATTTACTAAGATGGTCTTCTACAATGTGTCTGCCAAATATATTTTCAGAACCAACGCCACAATAAAATTGTCCTTGTTTATCATTCTCATTAAATCCAAGAGGTAAATTTGTGTGGGGATTAATTAGAAAATATTCTTGCTCTAATCCAAACCAAGGTTCTTCATCTAATTTTTGATTGAAAATATTATTTGCATTGTATCTAGTATTATTAGAAACTGGTTCTCCATCAGGAGTATATGTATCACATATGACCATGTATCCTCCTTTTCTAAACGGATCTTTGAATAAAGTTCTGGGTTTAATAATAATCTCTGATTTTGTTCCAGTTGCCTGATTTGTAGAACTTCCATCATAATTCCAGTCAGGAATTTTCACAAAATCGTCTAACACTAATCCTTGAGAATGAATAATCCTTGTTTTACATCGTAATTCCTGATTTCCACCAACCCAAATGTATTCAATCGGGTGTGTATGGTTCATAAGATATATATACATATCTTATCAAAGCTTTAAATACATGATTATAAAAATACACAAAAGAAAGAGTTGAGAAAAATGACAGAACGCAATATTGATTTACCTATTTAGAAATATTATATCATTCTATGTTATACAAGTAATATGGTCACTACTAAACATAAAAAACGAAATTCACATAATAAAACTAGGAAACGAGTGAACGATATGTACAATGACAAATACAAAGACACTGCATTTTATCCTCCAATAAAAGCATACAAAAGTGCGTTTTTACAAGTTTCAAAAATACATAAAATTGCCTATTTTTTGTACGGAAATCCAAAAGGAAAACCAGTGTTAGTCGTACACGGTGGTCCAGGTGGTGGAACCATACCAACCTATGCAAGATATTTTAATCCCAAAAAATATATGATTGTTCTCGTGGATCAACGTGGTACTGGAAAAAGTACTCCTTTTGGAGAAATAAAGGAGAATACTACACAAGAGTTGATTTCCGATTTTGAAAAAATACGCAACTTATTAAATATTAAGAAATGGCAGGTGTTTGGTGGGTCGTGGGGTTCCACACTTTCATTAGCATACGCAATGGAACATCCTAGTATGACAACTGAATTAGTATTGCGTGGCATATTTTTAATGCATAAAAAAGAACTTGATTGGGTACAGCAAGGGCCAGGTGCGAATTTTATTTTTCCTGAGGCATGGGACTACTATAAAGATGCCATCCCACCCAATGAACGGAAAGATTTTGTAAAAGCATATGGTAAGCGCTTCAATGGAAGTATGGGTCCAGATGAACGTGATAAGGCGTGTCTCGCATGGTCACTATGGGAAGCGTCAATATCACATCTCATACCAACTCCTCAAGAAGAAATTATAAAAGATTTAAAGAAAACCAATAACTATATTCCTATGGCTGTCATTGAACATCATTATTTTGTAAATAAGGGATTTTTCCCTCGTGAAGGCTATTTATTAGAAGATAAAAACTTGACAAAGATAAAACATATTCCAATGACGATTGTTCAAGGACAATATGATATGGTATGTCCTATAACTAGTGCATATGAATTACACGAAAAAATGCCACATGCCACCTTTTATAAAACATTGGCTGGACATAGTATGCTTGAAAAAGAAAATATAAATCACCTGGTAAAGGCTACAAATCATTATGCAAAATAAAAATTGCTATAAAATAATGTCATATTCTAATATATGTGACCTATATAATAAGCATAATTACGTATATAATAATAATATGTTCATATAAAAATAAATATATTATTTAACATTTTTTAATTAACGATTAATTTAAAATCCACCAGGGAATTTTACAAGATTGGCACCAATACCGAATCCAGCACCAGAACGAGCACCAACAGCAAGACTGGGAACGTATGTATCAAGGATGCTGAAAGTAGCGGCAGCAGTTAAAGCAATAAGAGATACTTCATCTAAGTTAAGAGATTTCTTAGGGATGGCATATGCGGCAATAGCAACCATTAATCCCTCGACGAGGTACTTCACGGCTCTTTTGACAAGTTCAGTTAAATCTAACATTCCATTCATTATATATAAAATAAATAGAAAAAAATATAATTTTAATGGTTATTAATTATATCTTTCTTCGTAAAAACACTTAAATATTTATAATGCTTATATCTATAAATGAGTTTCTCTAAACCACTAAATCCTCCAAACGGAGTAGAATTAAAACAGAATGAAGATGGGACAGATAATGCTAAATATATTGATCTGCTGGACGAAGATAAATCTATTGCGGGACAAAAATTCGCGTGTCTTTCTTTTATATCACCTGAGCATATTCTTAAACAAAAGGATATGTTTCTGTTTGAAGAATTTATTAAAAACTGGGATTTTAGTAAGTCTATGGAGAAATTTAGTCAGTTTTTAAATTTTGTATCTTTTAAATATCATCTAGATTTTGACAAACTTACTAAAGACTTCCAAGAATTTACTAAAGATGAGAAAGATAAATTACTTGCTACAAGAATTGAAGATGATTTCAAAAATTTCTTAGACGAGAATGAAGACAGATTAGATAAGGAATTTGGTGAAAATAATAATTTCCAAACATCTATTAGAGGAATCAAAGTAAGAGGTGTATTCCCAACCCAACAAGAAGCAGAGTTAAGATGTAAGATGCTTAGACAAAATGATCCTAATCACGATGTATATGTAGGTCCGATTGGTGTGTGGGTTCCTTTCCATCCAGAAGCATATAAGACTGGTCGTGTAGAGTATATGGAAGAAACACTTAATGAACTCATGAGTGAGAAGAAAAAGAATGAGGAAAAAGCTAAAGATGAGTTTGATGCGCGTGTAAAGGAGACCAAAGTAAAGGCTATGGAAGAAAATAAGCAAAAGGCTTTGGAGTCTGGTAATAAATTGACACAAACAATTAACAAAGAGGGAAATTTAGTATCTGTTGCCAATATGAACACACAAGATGGAGGTGAAGCAACTACGATTGAAGACGTCAGAAAAGAATTATTTGAAGGGGATAATATTGTGACTAATGATAAAACAGATCATGGACTAAGTAAATTAACTGGTATTTCCGAGAATGATGTAAACATTAGTTTAAATAAAACAGATTAAATTACCAATGGGGGTAAATACAATAAATTATATAATTAGTTAAATGTAATAAATTATATAATTTCATAAATATATGGTTCTAGGCAATGATATTCAAGAAAATCACAAGACAATATTATTTGAAGAGAAACTTAAATGCGAAGAGAGAATAACAGCAATAACAACACAAATTCAAGAAATAAATAATATCATCGCAGATGAGTGTATAAAGAAACATGGAAACCATCATTTTAAACAAGACATCGAGACCAGTATGTATGGAGAAGTTTTTTATACTTGTAAAAATTGTGGTTACGAAGCTTAAACAGGATCATCCCAATTATTCAGATCGTCATCTGGTAATTGAATAACGCTGTCAAAATTAGTAGATATATTCTTGGATTTAATTTTCGCCTCTAAATCATTGTGTCTTATCATTGATTTAAATAATTTCTCTCTATTTGCGAGAACTAATTCCTTATCCTTAATATAATTTTCGTTTCTAGATTTAGAATCCATAATAGATTCAAATTCAGTAGTTAATGTTTGTTTTGTTTCCACTAATGCAATATACTCCTCATCCATTGATTTTTTAATCATAGACCATTGGTTTAGTTTTTCACTAACAACTTGGTGTTCCCATAATTTATAATTAGTATGAGGTCCTAAAATATCCATTCTGTATTCTATTTTATTATGTAGGTTTCCGTACTTCTCTCTAAGATTATGAATAGATTCCTTAGTTTCATCAAATTTATAATATTTTGAAACAGACAATATTAGACTAATATAAGTAGAAATAGATATTCCAGATACAGATACTATATTGTTTGGTGTATAAAAAAATTCCTTTGTAGATTGTAAAAATCCTGATAATGTTGACAATACGATCACAGATATTTGAATATAGCTTACTGTTTTTGCTAATTCAGCATATCTAACGTCTAATAATCGTTTATTAGATTTACATTCCTTTAAAATATATAGATTGTTATTAATAAGAGAGTCTAATTCATTTTTAAAAATATTAAATTCCTTTGAATCCTTATATAACATCTGAGAATTATTGTCACTATGTATATTATCAGATAGATTCATTACATTGTTTTCATTAATATTTTTACCCAATTCATTTATTTCGGTTGTAACATTATTAGATGGATTGACACTATTTTTAGGTGTGTTTGTATTATTCTTAGATGTATTGGTTTTATTGACTGATACTCTGAAAGTATTTCCAGATACGTCGATATTATTATTATTATTCATTGTATAATAATAATACAAAAAAATACAAAAAAAATAATGTTAATAATTATTCTGTCTACCATTTACTCTTTCTAACATTTATTTTTGGACCAGCCCCCCTTTTCTGGCTACTACTGGGATCATATGTCTCTTCTTCATCATCACTACCTAAATCTTTGGAAATATCCCAAAATTCTTTGGAACCGAGTTTAAAATCACCGTGATTTTGTGCTTTATACCAAAAAACCTGATCATTTAGCTTATTAGATTTGGCATTATTATTAATTACTAAACATTCAAAATTTTCAGTACATTGATCCATAACCTGTGAAAATGATTCATATGTGGGAAACATACCTGCATAATTCTCCCAAATTCGCTTTCTATTTGCAATATATGGTTCACGCAAAATAAATACATAATCAATATTTGTTCTTAAATTTGGTGGAATACCCAATGGATATTGCATAGTAATAATTAACATAATTTTCCAATGACGGCCATTCATAAATAGTAGCCTCATCATTTTATCTTTAGTCCATTTATTATCGTATAAACAATCATCTAGAATAACAAATGCTCGTGGATCTATACTAGTCCGTTTATAAACCTCCATTTCCTTATTCACCTGTTTCAATACAGCCTTTTGTCGCTTTAATATATTTTCTATAATAGCTGTATTATATTCATCATGTATAAATAGTTTAGGAACGTGGGCTGCAAAAAATCCATTACCTGCTTCAGTTCCTGAAATAACGGTTCCAATAGGAATATCTTGATGATTATATAATAAATCTCTAACTAAGAAACTTTTACCTGTGTCTCTTCTACCAATTAATACAACAACTGGGCCCTTGTTTTCATCAGGGCGAAAACTAATTTGTTTCATGTCAAATTTTTTTAAATCTAATGTACCAGCCATTAATTATAATTTTACAATATAAAAATTATAATAAATATACGAAATAAGTTGAAATAAGTTAAAACGATTTAATTAATAACAATATTGATAATAAAGATGGATTTTTCTCTTTACTATAGAAAAACCAAAAATCGGGAATTATTTAAAACTTTAGAGAACTCAGATATTCAATTGTCAAATCTTCAAAACTATATTCCAATATACGAAAAATTTTTTTCACTAAACAATTCTAATTATAATAGTATTAATCTAAATCATAAATATCATTTACACGATGTCAACAACTGTCTCACAAAAAATATATTGACTGTTAAAGTGTCAGATATTTCCAATAATTTATTTGATAAAACGATCTTTTGTAAATTCTCTCCATTACTAGACCCATTAAAATATATGACAGGTAAATATGATATATCAAATAATTCACTATTTAAATTGCCCGATTATCAAGATACAAATTGTTTTCCTAAACTATTGGATCACAATAACACGTCTTATGTCGATGGGTTTTTTACATATTTATCTAGTCAGCTGAATAATAATTATGGGTTTGTACATGGTGTAGATTATTATGGTTCGTTTCTATGTAATCAAAAAGAATTTATGTATAATATTGTAGATGATATAGACTATTTGAATGAAAGCAATTATTTCCACGAAAAAAAAAATACATTATTCAAATTAGAATCCGACGAATATGCTGATATATTTAATATCGATTCAAGAAGAAATAAAAAGAAAATTAAGATTACTGAACCGATAAATAACATAGATATTGATAATCTAGAAGATGTAAATTTTGATCTATTACCTGTAGATGATATCTCTAGTTCCGATAATACAATGTTACTAGATTTAAATGAAGCTTGTATATTCAATACAATATTAGACAAAACGTCAAGATCTAGTTCTACATGTAGTTCAAAATCATCTAATACAACAGTAGACGAAAATGATGATTGCGAATTAAACGAGATTGATGTTGGTTCCTATCAAGGAGATTCCGATTCAGAATCGGAATCTGACGAACAAGATATATTTTGTTCTATATACGATTTTCCTGTAGAAATGATATGTCTGGAAAAGTGTGAAAATACATTAGATGTGCTTATGGAAGCAGAATTATTAAATAATTCTGAGTGGACATCTTGTTTATTTCAAATTATTATGATACTAACAATATACCAAAAAACGTTTTCATTTACACACAATGACTTACATACAAATAATATAATGTATATTCCTACCGAAAAGAAATCTATATATTATTGTTATGATGGAACGTATTATAAGGTTCCTACCTTTGGAAAAATATATAAAATTATAGATTTTGGTAGAGCAATTTATAAATTCAATGGAAAGACAATGTGTAGTGATAGTTTCCATCCAAAAGGCGATGCAGCATCCCAATATAATTGTGAACCATACTTTGATGAAAAGAAACCCCGATTAGATCCTAACACAAGTTTTGATTTATGTAGATTATCATGTTGTTTATTTGATAATTTTGTAGATGATCTTGAAGAACTCCCTCAATTAATTAAAAAGAATAAAATAGTAGCATTATTACATCAATGGTTATTAGACGATAAGAAGAGAAATGTATTATATAAAAATAATGGCGATGAACGATATCCAGAATTTAAACTATATAAAATGATTGCTAGAACCGTTCATAATGCTATTCCATGCGAACAGATACAAAACGATATTTTTAAAACATATATTACGAGTAAAAAGAAGATTAATAAAAATAATAAAATCATACACTTTGATAAAATACCCAACTTACAATAAATAATAAATAATAAATAATAAATAACCATTAATAATTATTATTTATCTAATCTAATCTAATCTAAAAGGATGGAGTATCTACAAAAGCCATTGTACTTTTCCCACCATTTAGTTCTTTAATATCAAACTGCGAATATATATAAATGCCCAATACAGATGCCGAATAAACCATAGCTGATTCTTTAATAACAACCTTTAACGGCTTCTTTTCATCGTCTGCTTGAAATTTCATTTCCAGAAATTTAAACAGAAAAAATACAACCGAGATGGCTAAAGCATAAAAATATATATCTTTCATTTACATTAATTATATCTAATCTTAATGTAAATTTTACGAATTTACCATGTTATTATGTTAATATTTCAATTTCATCTAATCCAATAGGAATCTTGTTTAACGTCTTGGGTTTTTCTAAATCATGAACATCAAGAGATGTCAAATTTATTTTTTCACCTATTTTGAGTTTATCGTCATCTTCTTCCTCTTCCTCCTCTAATTTTCTTGCTTCATTTCTTTCATTGCTAATCTGTTCTAATCTCTCTTCTGTTTTTGGAGCTTCAATTTCACTAATAATATGATCAACGCTTATGGCATGATCAACATCATTGAATTTAATAGAATCAGATGTAACTTCTTCATGAACGAGTGGTTTTATTTCTAAAGGGTCTTCATCTTTAACTGGTTCTTCAGTTGTAACAACTTCTTCTGGTTCCTCTTCCTCAATAACAGGTTCAGTAGAAATTATTTCTTCCTTTTCTTCTACTTCAACATCTTCTTCAATCGTTTCATCCAGATACACCTTTAAAATATTTTCAACTGGAATATTTTCTCTAATAGAGTTCAACACCTCTTCTCTAATAATTAATTCTAACTCACGACGATGTTTTTGTATTTGAAGAGGAGAGATATTCTTTTCAAATAAATAAATATTTGTATATATCTTTCTGGCACTATTAATGTAAATCTTATGGATAAAATCATTTAAAGAAGGAATATTAATATCTACTTTCTTTTGTTTGTTTCCAACACGCATACAAGTAAGACTTTTTAGTTGTATGATATGAACACAACTAATTAAATCATTCAAATATCCACAATTACTCTTTTCTACTATTCTAGCAGTTTCTTGCTCTACAATAGATGGATTCCACTTTGGAATTCTAGCGAGAAAATTTTGAAAAGTCATTAAATATTTATCAACTTCATCGTTTTCTTCGCATAATTTCCATGATTCATCAAAAATAGATTTAAATCCTTCTACTACTAAAGGTGTTAGGATGTTTATTAAACGTGAACACCACTCGTTTCTAGACTCTTGAAGACTTGTTATAGAATAATCGTCCATTTACATAAAAGAAATATTTTCTAATTGGTAATCCGAACGTATTAAAACAAAATTTAAGATACACGCCATTAATAATTTCTCATCCCTAAATTCTCTCTTTATTTTTTGAATAAAGACTAAATATTCATATTTTTTTCCATTCTCGATATTCATTTCTTTTATATAGTTGATTAAATCGAGACAACTATACCCTTTTTCATATAATCTTTCGCAAATTATGAATACATCTTTATCCTTTATTTTATCAAATTCTACTTTAAATTTCTGTTTCTTTAATTTATTTGACTTTTGAATATTAAAACAAGAGTCTAAATTGTATTGATGTAAATTTATCTGTTTATTATTAATAGTTGGTTGTGGAATAAATATTTCACAAAATCTAGACAGAATCGGTCGTAATAATTTATATTTATCGTCGATTACTATAAAAAATCTTGTCGAATGACTAAACAATTCAATACATCTTCTAAGTGCAGATTGAGCATCTATTGTTAATTTATCGGCATTTAATAAAATAATACTCTTAAATATACTTCCCTCTTGTAAATGAATATTGGTTCTGGCAAAAAACTTCAGTTCTTCGCGAATAAACTTAATACCTTTACCGTGAGCGCAATTTACAATCATTACATATTTTTTCATATATTCACGTTCACTTTTGTAAATATTTTTAAGAAAATCGAATAAGATCGTTTTTTTACCAACACCATTTATGCCGTGAAAAATTAAGTTAGGTATTTTCTTTTGTTCTATAAATCCGTTTAATTTTGATTTAATATTTTCGTGAATAGTAAGCATTAATAATTAGTTTAAATGATTAATGTTTAATTGGTTTAATTTTTATTATTTATAAAATTGTAACATATTATATGGAAAAATATTTAATTCATATAGGAATATGTGGGTTTGGCAATCAATTATTAGGATTTAAAGAGGCTTGTATTATTGCTAAGATGACAAATAGAACTATTGTATTACCATATTTCATACCACACGGAACTATACGTAGCACGTGTAAAGACTATTATAATTTTAATGAAATATTTGATGATACGAAATTTACATTTTGCGATTTTGTACATTTTGAAGAAATTCAACATCATGTCATTAAAACAGTATACTATAATAGAAATATAAGTGAAAAATCACTTACAGACTCTTATTTTAATATATCAGTTCCTATGTATAATCTCGAAAATGTGGAAAAAAAATATATCAATAAAACATTTGTGACCAATGATGATGATTTTACAGAATTACAAAATATCCAAGATGATATATTAGTATTAGTTGGAACATTTAATAGTATAAAATTAAATTCATGTAGTAAAAATGGATGCCAGAACAACAAATGTAGTTTAAATGAAATATTTACAGATAGATATAATGATATAACCAATTCATTGATTTTTAATAACATAATTTATCAATATGCCGGTACGATACTTTCACAATTGAATTTAAAAAAATACGACTATTGTGTATTTCATATGCGTATTTTAGACTTGTGTAAAAATAAATCATTTGAATATTGCTATAATAATTACAATGAGAAACAATTATACCAATCCATTAAAAATTATTTGTTTGAAATTAAAAGAATTGATTTAATAGATAAACTATTTATCATGGCTCCTCCAGATTTTGTAGAGATGACCAATGTATCTATATTTAATAGTAATTATGTGAAAAGAATCAATTATGATAAATGTTCTCCACAACATGATAAATTTATATTATCAATCATAGAACTATGTATATGTGAAACATCTTATTTAATGTTGTCATCTCCTACAAATACACCAAATGAAACAAAAGTACATACAAGGTCTTCATTTACATTACATACAAAAGATTTAAGAAAATCACAAAATAAAAATATATATGATATATGTATTTCTGATTTATATAATAAAACTATAATAGTAAATCAATATAATATTAAACAAAGTAATGAAAAAAAAATAATTTCATTTAGTTTATATAATGATAAAGATATCTATAATTACGGTGTTTTATTAAATTATGAATTAAAAAAATATATTTATATTGATTGGATTATAAGAATTTATATGGATGAAACAGTTAATAAAGAATTATTCAATAATATTATTAATAATTTTCAGGATATTGAAGTAATTATAATTAAAAGTAATATTTCACCCATGTATTATAGATTTTTACCTTTGAATGATCCGGATGTCAAAGTTTTTATATCACGAGATTTAGATTCAATAATTGGATATAGAGAAGAAACAATGGTAAACGAATGGTTACAAAGTAATAAAAGGTTACATTTAATACATGAAGTATTACCTGGACATAGACATATTATTATGGCAGGAATGATGGGTTTTAAAAATAATAATAGTATTAATGATATTAATAATAATATCATATCTTTAAAAATAAATGAAACTGATATATTTAATTATGAACCATTTAATAGTGATTGTAAAGTAAAATTTGAGAACAATAATATTATAATTTATGCTATAAATAGTCCTGGTAAAAAATTATGTATTACATCAGATATGGTAGAAAAATTTTATAAACATGAATTTATTAAAGTTAAGTGGTGTGGAGGTGAATCTAATTTAATTGATTGTAAATTAGAAAAAAATGGAGATATTATTGTAAAACCATCTGGAAAAATATATAATTATTATTTTAAAAAATTTTATGAAAATATTAATAAAAATAACATAACCGATATATGTAATACAAATATAATAAATTATATTTATAATTATCAATATAAATTACAACGAATAAATTATATTTATTTAGATGAACAAAATTGGTTAAGTGATTTTTTTAAATCTTATTTACATAATAAAAATTGTTTAGATCATAACAAAAATAAATCGTGGGATTATAGTATTATATTTAATACTCCGTTTACAAAATTAGATTCTTTATTTCCTGGATTAAATGAACATTATGTTGGTCATCGAATAGATACTAAAAAAGTATATGAAAAATATTTTATTAAATCATGGGAATCTAAAAAAAAAATATCTTTGATATTAACTACAACAGTAAATATACATGATAATATTAATTTTAATGAACAAAATAATAATAAACAACGATTAGAAATATATTTAAATAAAATTAATAAATGGTTAACAAATACAAATTTTAATATAATTGTTGTTGAAAATTCTAATTATAAATTTGATGAATTACCAGAAAATAATGAAAGGTTTGAAAAAATTATATTTGATATTTCAAATGTAAAAGATAAAAATGAATATTTTTTAAAAAATAATAATGCAAAAGGACAATATGAAAATTATTCAATAAATTATGCATATCAACATTCAAACATAATAAAATCATCGGATTATATTATTAAAATAACAGGTAGATTTTTTGTTCCAAATTTAGAAAAAATATTATTAGAACAATTAAATCAGTATAATTATAAATTTATACGACAAATTAAACATAATAAATGTGAAATCGTTGGATGTCATAAAGATAAATTTACAGAATTATTTAAATTTCCAGTAGAAGATAATCATGTTGAAAGTAGTTATCAAAATATTATTAAAAAATACAATATAGATGATATATTAACTCTTCCGCTACTACCATTAGATAATCGTTCTGTAAGAGGAAATGGTTGTCATTATAATGAACTATAATGAATTAAATATTTTGATTATAATAATTTAAAATATATTCTTTCCAATAATCAAATGTTAATTTATATAATGTTTTTTGTCTTAATGTTGAATCTTCATAATATTTTTTATATTTATTTAACCAATTCTTTAATTTTTCATAAGTTATTTCATCCTCATCCCAATCCTTTATAAAAACAACTGGTAAATCTTTATATGCCGAATAAATACCATCAGAATATTTAATAATTGGTATTGAACCGGCAATAATTGCTTCAAATGCTTTAGGTGATGGATCTAATCCTCCTCCATTTACGCATAATGTAAATGTATATTTTGATAATGTATCACAAAAATTATTAGTATTTATATTTTTAACACAATCAGTAAAACTACTCCATTGTAATTGAGATAAATTAGTTACTATATTTCTTTCTTTGGTCCATTCACGTATTCTATGACAACATAATACTTTAATATTTTCTAAATTAAAAGTTATTGTTTTGTTAAATTGATTATTAAAATATTTTTTTAATTCATCATATTCATATACACCTGTAGGAATTCCTTTCATTTTAGGTACTAATTCGTCACAATTTTCTGCAAACCACCCTATTAAATTTTTTTTACTTAATAATTCATTAATTATATTTTTTCTATTTTCATTTTGAGGATATCTTGGGTCTAATTGATTTGGTATAGTAATATCTCCCATACCAGTTATCAAAATAAATTTGGTATTTTCATGAATTTTTGGGTAATAATGTGTATAAAAATTTTGAATATATTCTACTTTGACAAAAATAAGTTTTGGTTGAATATTTTCATCTCCTATAAACATTTCTGTAATATACCAATCACAAATAGATTGCAAATAAGTTTCACTTATTTCATTATGTTTTATTCCTCTTACTCTTATTTTTAATAATGAATAATTTAAATCGTTCATTAATAATACAATACAATACATTTATATTATATTATAAATTTAAATATCTATCATATTGGATAAATTTCACTATAATTTACATCATTTTCTTTGAAAAAATTTGATTTGACTGTATATAGCGAATTGTTCTTCGTTTTCCCATCTATTTCACTACAATAAAAAGTGATTATAACTTTTCTTGAACCCTTTGTCACTTGATTTACTTTATGACTACAAATACCCGGGAATATCAACGCACTATTTGCTTTTGGTTTAATTTTAAAATTATATTCTGGTAATTCAAATTCACCTCCTTCATAATCATCATTTAAACACAATGACATTGCATATCGTCTATGTTGAAATGGATAGGGTGTATCACGATGAGCATGAAATCTGCCATCTGTTTCGGCATCATAACTACATATTTTGTACAATTCTCTATAATTAACATCGAAATAAAATATCTTTCTTATTTCTGGAAACAAAGATCTTGACAATTTATTATCAATATCAATTTCTAATTCTTTATTTGGATGTACGTGCTGTCTATTTTTTGTAGTCGTATTATGTGATTGTTTATTAACAGTATCATATATATGTAATATTTTTTCGATTAATTCGGGACTAAGTACATTTTCAATTAATAAGAAGGGTACATTTCCTCCAGTTATTACACACCTCTCTATTGGTGTATTATTATATTCGTCTATGGAGTCAATTTCATAATTTTTATATATTTTACGATTTGGAGTTAACAGATAAACATTAATTTTTTTCTCATTTTCCTTGAATAAATTATACATTTTAACATCATTTGAACTAATATTTTTTATTTCAGATGTTGGACTACCTTCTTTGAATAAAATAATAGTGTTTATTTTTGGATGACGTTTTATGGTTTTAATTTGTTCAATATTTTTAACATGAATAATTGCGAAATCTTGATCGTCTACAAAATTGTATATTTCTTTTTGTCCACCAGAAACATAATTTATTTTAACAAATGGAAAATAATCACCCACTTCTAAATTAAATGATATTTGACCTTTATTATTGTATGGTTCATTTTTCATACTATTACTTGAAGATGTTATTTTGGTTATATCATGTTGGTCTTTATTTTGAGACACTATACCTTTTTTTCCATCACTTACCAAACTAGACTTCATTAAATCCTTTGATATATTTATCATATGACTACATTCATCATCTGTTAATAAATTATCAATAGTAAATACGAACGGATCTTTGCTGTGAATTGTTTCATTCGTATTTGTTTCGATTGTTTCGATTGTTTCCTGTTCTTTTATTTCAATGAAATCCATTATAAATATTAATACTTAATGTATTTATATTAATATTAATATTTATTTGATATGTTATATGTTATTTAACGCATCATAAGCATTCTTTTACCAACTCCACCAGAACCGGCAGGATTAACAGATAATAATTTGTTTACTTTCATGTAATATTGTTGTTGTTCAGGTGTCTTTCCATTTAATTCAGGGAGACCTCTACCACCTTTGATTATTTTATGTCTATATACAGCGACATCACTTGTTCCAACACGTGGGGCTAATCCACCCATAAGTCCAAAAATGTTCGTATTATTAGTAATAGAAGGAGTGCTTCTAGCTTTTTTACTTCCGGACATATATCCAACCATTGTATTTATATATTTACTAAATATATTTTATTTAATAACTGTTTAAGCTTTTGGTATAAGGGTTTTCCTTAAACGCATTTAATATATCAGGATTAATTCTCTCACACGATTGACAATTGTCGTAATATTGAGGAACATTGATTTTTCCAAATGTTTCAGCAGATGGAATCGATGTATTCATAGTTCCACCGGCATTTCTCACCCACTGTCTATTATTTCTTCTATCTGCATCATTTTTATCAATACGAATATTTTCTTCTGTATTTAATAATGACATACCTCCTTGATTGGGTCTATTTACATGGGTTTTATTAACATTATTTCTTTGGTTATATGCAGCATTGTATAGCGCGACACCTGTACTATTTCCACCATCACCATAATATTGACAAGATGTTGTATCTCTTTCTTGCTCCACAGATTGTTGTTCACTTACGGTATAAGCACCATCCACTTGACCTTGAATATTTAAATGATTACAATCTAATTTATCAACAGTTGTTTCTTTAATAGTAGTAGGTGCTCTGTCAGCAGGGTTAAATACCGGGGGTGCTTTAACCGTCATTTGAACATTACCGCTGGGATTAATATTTCCAACTACATTCTCCTTCTTAGATGGTCTTAGTACATCCAATAGTGGTGCTATAGCCGCTTTCATAAATCCACTTACTCCTAAAAATTCAGAAGTATTGGTGGTAGACCGATTATTTGGTAATACTTTATAACCTTGAGATCCATAGTCACCAGCAGATGCACCAGATTTTCCACTGGGATTTAACACAGGATTAGATTGTAGTTGGGGTCGTTTGGGTTGTTGATATTCTCCAGGAGTATACATTTTAGTTCCTTCAGGGTTTGAATCGGCACCAAAGTACTCGGTTGATGTAGTAGAACGATTAACATCTTTATCAACTTGAATCGCTCTAGAGGTTTGTCCCTTTTCTAAACCTGTTGTTGTCAACCATCTATCAGGTGTATTGACAAAATATGTGTCGGGGAGGTATTTTTCAACCTTTCCTTGGGTTTCTTTGGTGGCGGGAGCATTGTTAAAATAATGAGCAGGACCTTCATGGTTTTCTAGACCGAATGTTAATTTTGGATTTGTAGCAGTTCTTAATTGATCCACATTTCTATCCGCCCATTTGTCGCGCGCAGCCATACCTGAATTAAATCCTAAATTTCCTTCTGTTCCATAGCCGGCGTCTAAACCTGGACCAACTTTCTGTTCGTCCCATAATTTAACATTCGCCATTTTTGATCCAGGCATTGTTCTCGATTGGTAAAAATCACTTTGATTTGGAGTTCCATGAGCATATCTCATATCTTTTTGAGGCTTAAATAATGGTGCTTGCTCTACCTTTCTTATTTGTTGACTACCCGAACCAATCATATTATCTAAAACACTCTCAGATACATTGGGATTCTGTGTTGAACCTCTTACTTTTGCACCAAAATATGGAGTCATATTGTTATGTTTAAAATTACCCTTATCTAGATCATCTCCAGTTAAGCTCTTAAAATTATCGGTTTTTGCCATATTTCCAAATTGATCAGGTCCATTTCTATATTCATTGTAAATAGATGGTTTAAAATATCTATCAGTGACAGTATTTGGGTCTCTATATTTATTAGGATTTGTATTTTGGACTGGTGCTTTTTTTGGATAATTAATGGGGATTGGATCATTATTGGGTAATGAATTAACTGGCTTTCCCATACTTTCATACCCTTCTTTCTTTTTCTCTTGGTTAGATGCTATAAATAACCCGCCTAATGCTATAATAGGTACTGCTAATTCCATTTATATATATGTAATATATTTTTTATAATAATATTACATATATTTTGATATTTTGATATTTTGATATTTTGATATTTTGATATTTTGATATTTTGATATTTATTTGTCAATAGTTCCACACGTTTGGGTTGTTGTGCAATTATTTACATTGATATTACTTCCGAATCCTGAGAAAGCGGATGAGGCTAATACATTATTATTATTAGGTTCAATGCATGGAGCATCGGCAACAAAATGATCTTTCTCTAAAATTCTTGTACTTAAATTATTTTGAAATGGAATACACGTATTCTCTTGAGGATTTAAGGGCAGAATATATCTATGATTTTGTTCTAAATCTCTATACCACCAGGCTGGATTTGTTACTCTTGATTCATCCGTAAGTGGATTACACTCAGGATATACCATTTTATCAGAACTGACAGCTTGTTTTTGGAAATCATTTTTATCACAATCGTGGGTCAATGGTCTAGTCAATCCCATTAAATCACTTTCCAAATTTGTTGCATTTGTTCTTAAATTACCTCCCCATTGCTGCATTCTAATTTGTGGATCACTCATAAAACAAGGTTTGTCACCCCAACCGGGTTTATTTAATATATATCTTCCTGCGCCCGTAGCTTCTTGTAATTGTTTTTTTATTCTACACGGATCATCATTAAATCTTGTAAACGACATTTATACTTATATATAACAAATAATATTTAATAATTCTAAAATCAAATTAATAAATTACTAAAAACTTAAAAATACTTAAAAATACTTAAAAATATAGAATGTTATTTATTTATATGTCAAAATACCCAAGCGTAATATTATTTCGCCACAATAATTATTCTCAAGTAGACAGTCATATTGAAGAAAATAAAGAAAACTTAATGTGTACAATACATATTACAAATAATATAGAAGATTTAAATAAACTATTTAATCCAAATTATCATATATTGGTTACATATGGCAATTCATATGATGAATATCATAATTGTATTGCTAGTAAATTACCACAGAGATTTTCTGGTCGATGGTTTCACAAAACCGATATATCGAATATAGATGAATTTAATCATAATGTAAATTATTGCTTTGTTACAAATGTTATTAATTGTCGTGAGCATACACGACCTGTATTTTCCATTTTTACTACGTGTTTTAAAAGTTATGATTATATAAAAACAGCATATGAATCCATTAAAAAACAATCTCTTATCGATTGGGAATGGGTTATTATGGACGACACTCCGGAAGATAGTCATTTTGATTTTTTAAAAAGTGTTTTGTCTGCGGATAATCGAGTCAGACTATATAACCGTGATAAGAATAGTGGTAATATCGGAAATGTGAAAAACGAGGTCATTTCTCTCTGTCGAGGTAAATATATATTAGAAATGGATCACGACGATGAAATCTTAGAAAATTGTTTAACAGATGCTTATAATATTTTTCAAACAGATGAACAAATAGGATTTGTATATGGGGACACTATTCATTTATATCGTGACGGAAAAAATTATAAATTTAATGATTTTATATGTAAAGGATATGGTGGATATTATATGGAGAAAATCAATGATAATTGGGTCTATGTCTATAATACCCCTAATATTAATAATATTACACTGAGTCATTTGGTTTGTCTACCCAATCATCCACGAATCTGGAAAAGGTCAGTATTAATGGAACTTGAAAGTTACTCTGAATTTTTACCTATTTGCGATGATTATGAGATTCTTCTTAGAACATGTTGTAGTAAATATAAGGTTGCTAAAAACAATAAGGCACAATATATTCAATATGCGAATGATGATGGTAATAATTTTTCAAGTATTCGAAATTCTGAAATTAATCGTATTGGCCCCAAGTATATTAGTCCCATGTTCTACAAGAAATATGGTGTTCATGATAAAATGAAAGATTTGGATGCATATGAAGAGGAATCATATATTACTAATCACTCCCCCATTTGGAAGAGAGGAGAGAAATATCAACATAAAAAAATGAACCAGAGAATTAATTTTAATTACGACAATCAATATTGTATTATTAATGACGCCATAGATACTCCAGAGACTATGGAAAGAGTTAGAGAATTATATAAAAATGGCAGAAATGATTTTTTAATGTTAAGTAATCGAATGACACACGAAGAGCTACAGCATAAATTAGAGTCACACGGTTTTGACAGAATGAAATGTTATTCTTATACGGATTGTTCAGAGGAAGAACTCATTAACTACTTTAAAATGATGTATAAAAATGATAATTGTGAGAGTGAAATTATTCATTCAATTAAGGATAATGAAAACAATATAGATACAAATAAAATAAAACATCGAGTATTTATTATTCATAATAATCGCAAAGGAGGAGTAGATAAATATGTAAGTGATATTATGAATGTATACAATAATAATGAATATATCTTTATAGAAAACAAAGAAATGTTATACAACCAAAATTATACTGAAGATGATAAGTTATTTATACAAAACTTGTTATATTGTGATATAAAAATAGAAGATATACTTTCATTGTATAACACATTTCACTATAAAATAATAATAGCTATACATGATTTTATTTGGCTTTGTCAAGAACAACACAAATATACATATGATATACCATCTGCTTATCTAGATGATAATATTTCGGTGTCGAATGAGGTAAAACAATTACTCTTATCATCTGATAAAGTAATTATGAACTCGAAATTTACGTATAATGTATATTCAAAGTATTTTGACACAACCAATATTATAACATGTTACCCAAACGACTATAAAATTCAAGATGGAATTAAAAATGTACCCAAAATATATAAAAACACTATCAATATAGGTATTTTTTCGTATCTAGATAGATATAAAGGCGAAAAATATGTAAATTATTTAAGAAATAATGACTACAGTAAAAATATAAATTTTTATATTATTGGAGAAAATATACAACCTCACAAGGAAACTGAGTTTTATGACTATATAAGAAAATATAATATTAATGGATTTTTAATGTTGAATGAATGGGGTGAGACATATGGTTATTTATTAACAAAAATAATAAACTCTGGACTACCATTATTATATAATAATTTTGGAGCGGTGAAAGAGAGAATTGATTCTACACAAGAACATTATTTCAAAGTATATGACACGGAATGTGTAAATGACATAGACCCAGACTATAATGTATTAGATTCACAATTTAATAAATTTGTAGAATACATAAATACGAATCATGGAACAGTTGAAGACATGAACGAAGATTTTACGATTGTTACTAGGCCTGTATATGATGAATTGTTTTTATATAACAATTATACATTACATCAATCTACATCTAATGATAAGAATGACAATAATACGATTTTAATTTATACTGGTTTTGCAAATACATTATGGAATTATACATATTTACAAACTAATTCTATTGGAGGTTCTGAAAAAGCGGTTGCATGTCTCGGTAAAGAATTATCATCTAAATATAAAGTCATTATATCTGGAGATGTTATGGATGAATTAGTTGATAATGTTCAATATGTAAATGCATCCAAATTACAATTATTATTAAATACACAAACATTTCATACAATCATAATATCAAGATTCCTTTGTTTCTTTGAAGACTATCCTTTTTATTCTTGTAAAAATCTATATATATGTAGCCATGATAGTCATGGTTTAATAAATCGTCTTTGGAATAACAGTGCCGAAGATATAAATAACATTAACAATATACTAATAAAAAATAATAAAAATATTAATGGAATAGTTGCATTAACCGAATGGCATAAAAATAAATTAATTGAAATTTACCCATCCATAAAAGATAAAACAAAAATTATAAATAATGGTATTCGATTGAACGATTTTACTTGTGATAATAAAAAAATACCAAATAAATTTATATGGTCTTCTTGTAGTAATCGTGGCTTATCCGTATTATTGAATATGTGGTCTAATATAATAAATGTTATACCTGGTGCAACGTTAGATATTTGTTCATATCATACATTCCCTTCATCTACAGAAGATGATAAAATAAATGAGATAATATTATTAAATAACTCTATTACACATCATGGTCAACTTAATACAACCGAATTATATGAATTAATGTCTAAATCTGAATTCTGGTTATATACAAATACAGTTGATGAATCGTCTTGTATTACTGCATTAGAGATGTTAATGAATGAAGTTGTTTGTTTATATTACCCTATTGCTGGATTAAATGATACTCTAGGTAATTATGGTATACCTGTAAATATTGGTGAAGAAATACAATCTATATTAAATTTGACAACTGAAAAAAAAGAGGCATTGAAGAAACAAGGTAAAGAATACGCATCATCATGCTCGTGGAAAAATAGAGCGAACGAATGGACTAAGATGATAGATTCGTATAAAGAACCTTGGGTGTTTTATCATTCTTCACATTTTTTAGGTGCAATGGCCGAACAATATATTGATAATTTAAATAGTATTTATCCAGAATATTTCATTTATTTAACCAATAATAGAGAAGAACTATTGATAAATCAACCTAAAAAAATAACATTTGTTTATGAAATATTTGATACTGAGATAATTAAAAGTTTACCTAATACTCAATTTAGTTTTTTAAATACAGAACCATTAAATATTCCTGTTAGATTAGAACATACAATTAATATTTTAAAATTATATCCTAATTTTGAATATTACGATTATAGTCAAAGTAATTTAAAAATATTAGAGAAAAATGAAATCAACATTCAAGGTAAAATATATTTGCCGTATAAATGTAGTGATAATGAATTAAAAAAATTAATTAATTTTAATAAAAATACTGAAAAAGAATTTGATTTCGGTATATTAAAAGCAGCAGGTGCTGTTATGACAGAGCGAAGAGAAAAAATATTGAATTTTTTAAAGAAACACAATTTTACAGTAAATATTATTGGTGGATGGGCTGACGATAGAGATACGGAATTAGCAAAATGTAAAATAATTTTAAATATACATGGAAATCTTGGTACTACTATCAGTTATATTTTTGAACATATTAGGTGTGATAGATTATTAGAAGCTGGATTTAATATTTTATCTGAAGAAAGTGTAAATTTAGATCAATCCTTTCTTAACAAATATCCAAATCTACAGGTAATACATTATGATGAATTCTTTAATATCGCTAAAATTATTGAATATTACAATAATAAATTAAGCACATTAGCTCATAATAATTATGTATTAAATATTTTACAGGATACTTATAAACGAATTAATATTCCCAACAAACATATAACATTTTTAGAAAAGTTAAGTAAAGAATTTTATCCAGAGAATATGATTATTTATGATATTGGTTCTAGTGTATTACATTGGACGCAAAATGCCAAGAAAATATGGATAAATAGTGATATTTATCAATTTGATGGTATGACAGAAATGAAACTGTTTTATGATGAATATAACAAACAAAATAATACAAATTATGAGTATAATGTAGGTGTATTATGTGATGAAGATTATAAAAGAATAAGTTTTTATCAAAATGATGAACTGTCTGGAGGAAATTCTTACTATAAAGAAATTGGACATAGAGATTCTGCTACTATTTTTACTGAAAATCACATTAAACATAAAATTGGAATGAAATTAGAAAGTGTTGTAAAGAATAAAAATATTCCTATGCCTGATTTAATTAAAATAGATGTCCAAGGAGCAGAATTAGATATATTAAAAGGTTCTATGAATGTTATTAATCATGCCAAATTTCTTATTGTAGAATTACAACATACTGAATACAATGAAGGAGCACCTTTATGTAATCAAACCAGAGATTTTTTAATAGAAAATGGATGGCAAGTATATGCGGAAAAATTTTGTAATAATGGACCAGACGCGGATTGGTGCTTTATTAACACTAGATATAATGATATTAATAATCAGACTCAACCAAAAATAATAGACTGTTTTATTTTTTATAATGAATTAGATCTATTAATATATCGTTTAAATATTTTAAATGATGTTGTTGATTATTTTGTATTAGTAGAATCAAGACATACTTTTGTAGGTAAAGAAAAATCTCTATTTTATAATGAAAATAAACAATTATTTGAGAAATTCAATCACAAAATTATACATATAATTGTAGATGATTTTCCACATAAATATCCCAATATAGATTTTGAAAAAAAAGAACAATGGAATAATGAAAAATTTCAGCGAAATTGTATTTCACGAGGAATAGATAAATTAGAACTTAATAATCAAGACATTATTATAATTGCCGATGTTGATGAAATACCCAAAATAGAACTATTAGAAAATATTAAATATAATAAAATGAATATCAATGAAGTAAAAGCATTACAAATGGATTTTTATTATTATAATTTACATTCAAAACTTGATCATTATACTGATGTAGTTCGCATATTACCATATGATATATATCAAAATATCAATATGACAATAGATGATTTAAGATTTAAATATTATAAAAACTTTATAACAAATGCTGGTTGGCATTTAAGTTATTTTGGAGATGAAAATTTCATTAAAAATAAGATTGAAAATTTTGCTCATCAAGAATTAAATATTGATTTATTTACAAATCAAGAGAAAATACATAATCGTATAAAAAATACCCAGGATTTATTTGATAGACCTACAAGTATAATAAATATACCAATTGAAGACAATGATAATTTACCACCCGCTTATGATATTTATTTGACTAATTTTTATACAGATAGTATTCAAAATATAAGGTCCACTTTAGTTAAATACTCTAATTTGAGAGATAATATATGTAAATTTGAAAATTATGATGATTACATTAATTGGCAAATAAAAACTGGTCGTTCCTTTGAAAAAGATAATAATAAATGGATGAACGGTCAAAGAAAATGTGTTGAACATAATTTTGATACTATGGACAGAAATAGTAAGATATTAGATATTTGTTGTGGTGATGGACAGGGTCTTAAAAAATTTAAGGAAATGGGATTCAAACATGTATATGGTGTAGAAGTATGTAAAGATAAAATTAATTTTGCAAAACAATATGGGTATACTATATATGATTGTGATATATGTTCTGGTCCATTTGATATAGGAGATAATTATGATTGTATATATTCTAGTCATACAATTGAACATGTCTTAAATCCAGAATATACGATACGTAATATAATGACTAAATTAAAAAATGATGGTAAATTTATATTAATTTTACCATATCCTGACTATGCAGCAGGTAATACAACAAATGAACATAATTTTAAAGTGCATTGTGGTGTAATTCCATTAGGATTACATATAAATGATAAGGGCACAACTCTTATTAATAAGATACAACAAATGGGGTATAAAGTGGTTGATTATAAATTTGAATCATACAGAGAACCTGAAATTCAGTTAATAATAACCAAATAAAATATAATTTATACAAAAATACATATGACATATTATATGTATTTTTGATCCGCTTTTGATATTATGTAAAATTTATCTTTCGGTTGAGAAGAAAAATACTTGAAACAGACGCCCATTCTCTTTATTGGTTCCGAAATAATCTAGACTGGCATGATATTGTTTTGAATTGAAGAGAACAAGACGATTGAACACATTGCCTACTTTGTCAACCAGTTCCCATTTATTGTAATCTTGTGAATTTTCATCTATCATTTTCTTATTTCCTCGCGCTTCCGCCTCATCTACATTGCGTGTTCCATCTTTAAATCGGAATATACCGGTACCTGAATTGACGGGAGCATTGGGTGTCAAATAAAGAACACCTGCCCAATTATTCCACCCGTCGTTATGTATCCATGTTCGGTCACGACTTGTTGTGTATTGAAACGCACCATTGTATGTATCATCATTATTTCGTCCATCGTTAGGCATTGGCCAATCAATGATTTTTCCAGCAAAATGTTGAATATACCCTTCAATCATTTCCTTCAAATGTTGATTCGCTCTTGATGTCGTTCTTTGTCCGGGATAATTTCCACGCACTTTGAATTCTTGTGTCAATATATAATCTCGTGTCGATTGTGCATTCTTGTAAAAATTATCAATGATCATTAAATTACAATATATCGATTTTGGTTTATCGTAATATGCTTTCGCTTTTAATACTTGCTCTTGAAATTTTTCCTGCATTGGATTCGTTGGGCTCGATATTTTTTCTTTTAAATCTTTTAATAATTCTTCTCGCAATTCATCTGTCGTTTCAACTAATTCCTTTGTTTGAGTAATCACTGGTATATGCATTTTATCTCCTTTGGCATAATTACAATATTTGGGAATATCAATTGCATATTCATATGAAGAACATTCTAGAGACTTAATGTCATAAATGGTATTTACTGTTGAATAAACACATATTTTACTCCCTTTTCTAGTATGTCCGTCGGACATTAAAGGATATAAAAATTTATGGAAACGATTTGCTGCTTCATTTGATACTAACCCGTTATAATCGTCAAAGAAAACACTATCGTATCTTCCTATAGAACATAGAACATCTTCCCACCTTCCTTTTATCAAATTCACTTTTAGGTCGGGTCTCATTTTGGCTAGTTTCTCTTTAAATTCATCAAATTTTATCCACACTTCGGGGCAACATTCTATTACCGAATAAGAGGTTACATTTGAAAATGAACATAACTTGGTAGCAGAATAACCTAAGCCAAATCCTATTTCCAATACGGAACCAAATGGATCTAAATATTCTATACATTTCTCCATATATGGTTTCTCCCACTCCATCATCACTTGATGAACTCCAGATTCATCTTGTAATATTTCATTTCCACATATATCGGTTGAATATTGTAATTTCATTATATACTTATTACTTTCTTTTGTGTTTAATATTATTTATTCAAAATATAATATTAAATTAGTATGTTTGTCTGTTTATCTATGTATAAAATTACGATTCTATAAACCAGTAATATCTACCCACAATACATAAATTCCATTAAAGTCAGTCTCATTCGTGGTTGTTATATTGTCAAAATAATCGATGGCATTAGTACCATTAAACGAATCCGCTAATTCATTATATTGTATATACCATATCTCTTTGGATCCCAAGGCCCCGTTATGTCCATCTTGTTTGTATGGTATTCTTACATTTTTTAACAGATCTGCCTTTCCTGTAGCCAAAAAAATTGTACCATAATTAATAGCAGCCAGATAATCATCATCCGTACCAGGGTTGGTATTGTCGGTAGATTCTCTATCAACCCCAAATCCCCAAATACCAACCAATGCTGTACCATTTTCAACGGTTCCGGCCGGTGTTATTTTTGTCGCAGTATTAAGATATTCTTGGAAACTAATTTCAGTATCTGACTTTAATAAATATTTTGTCCCGGCTAGTTGTTGTGGGCTTTTGCCACCTAATAAATCATATGGACTCGCATCATCTGCTGGTTGGTATTCAATATATGTATACCCACAAATAGCTACTTTCTGGGTTGATGAATCATTTGTAAATTCATTAATAAAGTTAGTATTGTTTATATTATATCTATTAAATGGTATTACATCATAAGCACCTGCATTATTTTTATAATATAATTCCATTGCATCTGTATAACCCATAAATGGTGTGTTGCTGGGGATCGTGTTGCCATATGTATCAAACCCAATAATACCTGATTTGCCTTGTTTTATAGTATATGTTTCACCACTAATGCCATATATTTCGTAGTTACTGTTATCTAAGGGAATATCTGTACCTTTATATACCACATCTGTACCGTTATATACCATATCTTTATTATTAATAAACATTCGACATGTTTCACCAGACGGACCTGTTAATATTTTGCTATATTCTGTTGCCATTACAATACATTAAGATAATTATTATGTTCTGTTCAATTTATTCTAAATTTTGTCAAATGAATTAAAGAATATATAATAGTAATTCTCCCTTTTCACTATGGAGTTTCTAGAGCTGCAACTCTTGCACTTAATTCCTTAATGGCACCCACCATCATAGGTATTAATTTCGACATATCTAAATGTTGATATACGGGTGTTATAGTACCATCGATATCAATTGTTTCACCACTAATACCTGTAACTGCTGGAGGATATACTCCTTGGACTTCGCTCGCAATAAATCCCTGATAATCTATGATAGAATCAACAGCATCTTTAGTTAATTTATATTTGAATTGTTCATACCCTGTAGCTGTAAACTTATATGTAATTGGGTTTAACATATTGACAGCGTCTAACCATGTATTATATTCACTTTCAGAATTAGCATCAACATATTTATATGCCAATGGAGAATCAATACTACTAATTATAGTTTTTAGTCTTCCATCACTCATTGTATTATACGATACTTGAGCTGGATTTCCAGTTATTGAACCTGCTACACCAGGTGGAGAATTACTATTATTCGATTGAAATGAACAATAGCGACGATTATTACCACCAGGTATATTGTGCATAAAATTAATACAAGATACACCACTAGTTGTAGAATCGCTATAAACATTAATTATACCTTTTTCTGTATTCGTTGTAAACTGGTCAACACCGGCCTCTATATTTTTCACTACAAGGAAATTACCAGGCATTTCTATATTTCCACTTACATCTACACGAGGTTGAATCGATATTCCATTTAATGAAGATACGCCTAATTCTGGTAATAATGATGATGGAAGAGTGGAAACCTCTGGTTTAAGGAGTAATTTATATTTTATACCTGTGGATATTCTATTTATAATAATGATATATAAATTATTATAAATTTATTATTTATTATTTATTATTTATTATTTATTATTTAAATTAAATTAAGCTATTGAAACATAAAGGGTTCCTTCAACAATTAACGCTACTGGAGGTGTACCTATGACAAGTTCCTCCACATAAATACCAATATAATCTCCGGCGACAAACGGGAGTCCACCACCCACACCATTTGATATTTCCAATGATCCTACTGTACCTCCTACCATGAGCCCTATTGTTTGCATAGCAAATACACTAGTTCCATAAACAGCCATATTTACTCTATAACTGGTGCCAGTAAGATTCTCATAATTAACTGATCCCGCCAATATTTCTCCTCCTAGACCAACTGCTCCACCTGGCATATATTCGCCATATGTGTAACCTCGAGTAGTAGTTGGTACAGTACCAATATATCTACCAAAAGTATTGAAAAATGCTCCTGCACCGTGTGGCAATATAGGCCAGCCACCAACACCGCTACCATTCAGATCAACGTCAAATGCTCTTGGTAGAGGTACTGAAGCAGTGCCATATGTATTGCCTACATCAGTAAAAAATGATACGGATGCGTTTGAATAAGATGTACCCGATGCTCCTTGTGCTCCTGTAGCTCCTATATTACCTTGTGCTCCTGTAGCTCCTGTTGCTCCTTGTGCTCCAGTAGCTCCTGTTGCTCCTTGTGCTCCCTCAGCTCCAGTTGCTCCTTGTGCTCCTTGAAGACCAGTATCTCCCTGTGCTCCCTCAGCTCCAGTTGCTCCTTGTGCTCCTTGAAGACCAGTTGCTCCTTGTGCTCCTTGAAGACCAGTATCTCCCTGTGCTCCCTCAGCTCCAGTTGCTCCTTGTGCTCCTTGAAGACCAGTATCTCCCTGTGCTCCCTCAGCTCCAGTTGCTCCTTGTGCTCCTTGAAGACCAGTTGCTCCTTGTGCTCCTTGAAGACCAGTATCTCCCTGTGCTCCCTCAGCTCCAGTTGCTCCTTGTGCTCCTTGAAGACCAGTATCTCCCTGTGCTCCCTCAGCTCCAGTTGCTCCTTGTGCTC